AGCATTAGGTCCAAACATACCTGTATTGGCCTGTGCGCTAGAGCTCATCATACTTGATGGAACAAAAGAAGTTACACCGTAAGCTAGTGCAGCATTAGTAAGTGCGTCGTTAACTGACTTGCCGCCAGCTAAACTACCCAACCCAGAACCGACGGACGCACCCATAGGACCGCCAAAGTAAAACCCAGCAGCCGTACCAATAATCGGCAGAAGATCTTCACCACTGCCTAAACGTAACGCTTTTCCAAGATCACCAAATAACGCCATACTATGTCACAATCTTTACAGTGCCTGAATCATTATACAGTGCGCCCACCTCAAGTCCAGTGGCGCTTGTCGGTAAACCTGTTAATGTTGCAGTGGAGGCACGAATGCCTCCGGGGTTACGCTCTTGCTCAATAAATATTTCCAACGCTCTAATAAGGTCAGACATATAGCCAACGCTATACTCGGGCGGGGCTTCCGGCAGTCTTGGTGGTGGGACCTGATTACTAGACACTAGCGCCTCCCGTCCTGCCGAATATCAACCCTCGGGCTACCAAGTCTCCACTTGGCACCGATAGCATTGGACTCAACTCTCAGTGCGAAAGACCGCCCCCGAGCACGGATATATAGCTGCTTCGTATATTCTTCCACAGGACTGGTCTGTGTCCTTGTTGTTGTGCCTGCGCCAGTGCTGGTGAAATCTTCACCCGGAAAATCTCTAGCCTTTATGGTAAAGGTAGCTTGAGGGGTAGAAATCGCAGTAGAACCAGAGAAGCTTAAATCCGGTATAACTCTTCTAACACTGGTGAAGTGATCTCCATCACCTATGTCCATCACCGCTGACTCTATGTACGATGTCATTGCGCTACCATCGTCGTCATGTCCAAACTCTTGGTTGTACAGATAACCACTGTTATCCGTAGCTAGCGGAAACGGCCTAGTTCCACGGTCCAACCATGCTGTTCTACTAAGTGTGCCATAGTACCATATTTTATCCAGATAGTTATACACTACATATCTGTTGTTGGCTTGCGACCCGGCTGATGCATAAAACCAGAACACCTCACTAAACTCTGAGTTAACGCCGCCATATATCTTGTCGCTCTGGTCTAAATTAATGTCGTTGAATACCTTGTCCTTAACGGTGCAGGGTAGCTGCGCTGTCTGACCAGCATAGACATAGAAGTTATCAATACCCATCCAGAACACAAAATCCTCTGTTGCAACAGCGGCGTTTGGTCCGGCGATAGTTATGTTAGAGGCAAGCTGCTGTAGGCCAAAGGTAAACGGAGGCCCGATAAATCTCATGGATGTTAGTGCAGTGTCAGTCCATATTAGGATCTCACGCTTAGTTTCAATCGCCCTAACAAATGTAGATCCAGACCCAAGACGCAAATCTCCCGCTGTGTTAGTTGTTACAGGATACCAGTCGATTGGGTTTTCCTGACTGGAGAAACGTATCAACAATGGATCTTGAACCCCGTCCCCTTGTACGTCGGACGCTCCACCAAGACCATCAGAGCCGAAAGCAAGAACGTGACGATCCCTGTCTGACACCATAATCTGTTTACAAATGGTGGGTACGCTTCTTTTTGTGCCTGATCGGGTAGACAGTTCTACTGCTCTGGCTCCTGTACCAGTGGATTTGTCCCAGTAAAAAACACCGGAGTCGCGAGGATTTATAAGGAGATCTTCTCCGAAATTGTCGTGCGACCACAGACGTATTTGAGTTGTGGTTGTTAAACCACCAGAGGCTGCAACGCCCCATCCGAAGAAATCATTAGCCGCATCAGCGTTGCCCTTGGCTACGATAACCAAACTACCGTCAGTGTGTGTAGCTGCTGTGGTGCCAGAGTGGCCTCTTGTACAACCAGTTAAATCATTGCTAGAAATGCCACCAACAAGTATTAACTCGTTATCAATCATAACAATGTCAGTAGCCACGATGCCCGTGGCACTGGTTACAGTAATTGTGGCGTCACTTGCCGAAAGGGTCCCGCCTTCGTTCAGTGTTGTTTGCAACGGCGCTGAAGTCCTGCCACCATATAAACCCGCACCCCAGCCTGTGCCACCTACTGTGGTATTAAGACCTACGTTAATCTGATAGTTACCTACTGTATTGCTGCCGCCATTACCTGTGTCAGAACTATTAGATGTTACCGTAGCCCCAAGGAGATCTTTGGCTGTGATTTGATAGGAACTAGCACTTAGAACCTGATCGATGCTGTATTCCTGATTTAATACAGTGGCGGTTATGTTTCCTCCGAGACTTGCAGCACTAGAAAAAGTAACAAAGTCCCCGGATACCGCACCGTGGTTGGTATGTGTCACGGTAATTGTGCTAGAAAATGGGTTAGATGTAACCGCGCTAAAAGTCACAGCCCCTGCCGAAGTTGTACTGCGAAGAGGGGTTATGTCAATAAAGCTTCCACCCTCTTCGATGTAATACTTTAAATTTGTACCCAATCCAAGATAGTTAGATCCGTCCAAAGCAACCCAGTTGTGAAGAGCGCGGCAGGAACCAAGAAAGGTAGAACTGGTATACTTGGCCCACCCACCTATTTTTTCAGGATAGCCAAGACGAAAACGAACCTTATCACCATCTCTCCACCCACCTTCGTTAGAGTATGAAGTAAGGTCCTGAACAATGCCGGGTCTAAATTGTAGCTTTGTTAGCGGCATCAGGTTCCCCTCCCACCGTAGAAATCTGTAACTTTTATAACTCCGCTGCTGGGTACATTTTCGTTGACCGCTAAAGAAACAGAGCTATTATCGTAGCTGCTTCCACCCACATTAACTTGAGCATAGCACCAATCCCCAGTAGCGCAATTACACACAATTCTAATAACTTGACCAGCACTTACTGAAAGTGTGTTAACTTCGTTAGACGGATTCCCCGGCTGACCTATAACAGGATATGATGTATTCTTATATGTGTTCGGGAAACTGTGTGTACGAACCAGACTGCCATTAACATAAAGACTTATTGTCCCAGAGCGGAAACCGTTGTCAACATAATAACCAGCGTAATACTGATAGGTTCCAGTCTTGTCCACAGTAAAGTTTCTGTCAACGAGAATTGTGTCGTTGTTATCTCCCCAAAGAGTTTGCGTATACAAACGACCAAAAGTGTTTATCTGCGGCGCGGGACTGGTGTATCGTTCACCCGGCTGGGCAGAATTACTGCCTCCAAAACTTGCTGCGACAACCGCGTCAGGAACTGTGGAAGGGACAAAACCATTACCTCCACTTTTGTAATACTCACTTAAAGAAATAGTGGAATTGCCACTAAACTCTGTTTTTAGTTGAGATAAAGATAAAGCTCCTGAACTTGGTAAAGTCATTACGCTACAGTGCCAAATGCCGTTACATCATTCTCTGATGTAATCGCTCCGTTTGTACCTATTTTCGCTACAGTCGCAGTGCCATACGAAAACACCAACTCATTGTTACCATCTACATGAATACGCCAGCCACTGCCGCCAGTCAGACTTATATCTCCAACAATATCTACCCCGTCCGCCGTGGTTTCTATCTTTTTTACGTTGTTGTGATATAGCTCAACCGCCCCGTTAGCAATAAATTTAGCTGACGTTTCGTCATTAGCTCCATTTTTTACTTGGATATCGTCACCAAGAATCTTTAAAGCGCCAGTGCTGTTATCAATTATACCAGCACCATCACCTGTGGGATCATGATATATCTCAAGATCGGTTCCCGCACCAAACACAAGCCTATCGTCACTTGCCGCAGCGCTGTCTCCAAACACAATGTTTTTTGTGTTAACAAGCAAGTTGCCGCCAAGCTGTGGAGAAAGGTCATTTACCAAGTCTGTGGACGGTGTCAGGTTTTTAAATACACCAGATCCACCACCACCATCACCTGTTACAGCGGAGGCTGAACCAGCCAAGATCTCCACACCAGTAGATGTAGAGTAGGTAACGCCTTTGTAAATAACCCGACACGCAGCGTTAGTTTCATTTTTAATGGTGTAATGTTTCTTTTGATCTGTTGGAGTGACTCTTAGCTCGAACGGAGTAGTGGGGTCAGCTAAATTTCCAGTAAGAATAATAACAGGGTTAGCGCCGTCACTTGTTGCACCGTCACTTGTCGTTAAATCCCTGCTTCCAGAAATTGCGATAGATAGCTGCCCATGAACAGCCTGATCAATTATATCAAAGTTGGTATTGGTGGTTGTGCCCCAAGTACCTGCCTGTTCGCCAGAGCCGGGTTTTTCAATTCCGGTATTTGAAGTATATGTACTTGCCATTTATACCACCTTATTTATTGTATGGTAATCGGATTAATTGTTGTCCATGTATCGCTACCAGTACGAGTTATTTGTTCCCAAAGAAGGCGACCATCTGTCGTCATAATAAAGATTGTGCTTAATTCAGCACTAGAAGGAACTAAAAGTCCCCCTAAATTAGTCTGTATAAACACCGCTTCTATTTCAGAAGACCCAGACGCTATCATACTTGCAAGAGAGCTTAAAGTAAAGTCAGCGTCCATCTCTCCAATAGCCGTCTGAACACGAGTGCCAGCAGATGTTTGAGTAAAATTAAACTCTAGGTCTGAGCCGGTAACCTGTAGGCGGATTCCCGCAGAGGATTGTGTGAAGCTGGCTATTTGCTGAGAAACACCGACAAATATAATGGTATCAACGGAGGATTGTGTGAAGCTGGCTATCTGCTCAGAGACACCTGATGTAAGAAGTCTGCCGTCAGATGCCTGTGTGAAGTCAAAGTCTAAGGCCGAACTTATTAGTTTTACAAGCTTGGCATTGGAAGATTGTGTGAAGTTAAAATCTAGATCAGCTTCAGCAGTCAGGAGAAAACCACCTAATGCGGACTGTGTGAAACTGGCTATCTGCTCAGACGTACCAGAAAAAGTCGCCGAGCCAGCAGATGTTTGAGTGAAGTCAAATTCCATAACAGAGCCGGTTATATTTAGGCTGATTCCGTTTGATGTTTGCGTAAAATCAAACTCTAAATCGGCTTCCGCATCCCGTAAGAAACCACCAAGAGACGATTGAGTGAAGCTACCTATCTGTTCAGAAACACCCTCACGAATAAAGCTACCCGTAGATGTTTGAGTGAAGCTACCTATCTGTTCAGAAACACCGGCTAATGTGCCAGAACCCACGTTTACTTTTGTAAACGTGCCAATCATTTCCACAGCGGAAAGTGCTACGATAGCCTGCTCGGCTATTGCAAAAGTGGAAAGGGGGGCTTGTCCAAACATTAGTTAATATTAACTCCAAGCATCAAACCAAGTAGACACTGCAGCAGTAACTTCATCAGTAGTCATATCAACTAAGTCACCGTCACTGTTTTCTTTCTGCATAGCGTACCGACCATGAATGTTAAGTACACGAGTAGTAAGCCCTGCCTTGTCTAGTACCGTTACTGTTTCCGGCACTTTAAACTCACGAGGTGCATCATTGGTCCAACCTACCATAGTAAATTTATCTGGGTCATAGTAGTATCCACCATCCTTTACCCATAGCGGTATGGTCATACCATGTGGCCCTGCATCTAGTTTGTACTCAACAATCATCTTTACTCTCCAGTTTTAGCATGTAGTCTTTATTTACAAAGTCACTCTTGCCAAATAAACGCTCCGCTGTTTTATCCACATTACCACGATACTTATCTGCCATCTGGTCTAAAAAATCTTCTAAATGATTTGAGTGTAGCAAATCCCCTTTACCAATTTGTTCCGCTGAGTGTTGGACATAGCCAGATACTTCTGTCAATGCAACCTGTGGATGTACACCATGTTGTTGTAGATATTCTATTGTAGCTGTCTGCGCACGACCACCATCAAGTATGTTACGGTACATTAGTTCAAAGCCCCTACGAACATGATGACGTTTCTCTTCAGCTTCAAATGCCTCTTCATCCCACTCATCAATATTGTTTGCTGCTTTAATGTTATTGTACTGGTCAATGAGTGTGGCAACATCCTTAAATGAACCGTTAATCTTGTTTTCCATTGTGGATAAGCTTACACTTTTTTGACGGTATTCAGCTTCTGCTACAGGGTCAACATCACCCTCAAGTTCTTGCATTTCTTTAACGGTTTTAGCGTGGCTAACCTGTGCCTCCGCCAAAGCCATCTTACGCTTCTCAATCTCTGCCATTACTTGACGCATCATGCGAAATGGCGATTGACCGTTCAACATAGTCAATGTCATTAAACCTAGCGTAGTTTGACTATTGTTTCGGTCAAAGACTCTAGTCTTTTCTTCTATTTCTGGAAGAAATTGATTCACCTTCGCTACAGCCGCAGTGTTTATTTTATTTGCCGCTACTGTCGTAAGGCTAAATGTTATGTTATCTTTTTTTATTATTTCTTGTTTCATTCTATGTTCCCGACAAACCTGCAAGATTTGCCCTAGCTAAAGTAAGGTCTCCAAAATCAGTAGCATTACCTGTGTTGGCTATCGTAATGTAGTCCATATTATTCACAGTAGAATTACCAACTTGTACACCACCCCCAAATACGCCTCTAGTTCCATTTGCTACACCCGCTGACCTTCCTCTAGCTAAAGTAAGGTCCCCAAAATCTGCGGCGTTTCCTGTAGTTGCGGTAGTGATATACTGAATACGGTCAATATAACCAGTGGAAAACCCACCAGTAAAAATACATCTAGTGTCATTTGACAATCCACCCGCACCATAGTCAGCGGCTACTAGATTTCCAAAATCAGTAGCATTTCCAGTGGTAGCTATAGTTATGTATTGAATTACATCAATTCCAGTATTGTCTGAAATACCACCTGCAAATATTCCCCTAGTGCTTCCACCTGCCCCAGAACTGTAATATGTAGCGGCTAATAAATCACCAAAATCTGTGGCATTTCCTGTACTAGCAATTGTTATATAATCTAATATATTTACTACAGGGCTAGTACCGCCGCCAAATACGCCTCTTTCACCATTACTAACCGCCGCTATTTTTTCTCGTGCTGCAGTAAGGTCCCCAAAATCTGTAGCGTTTCCTGTACTTGCTACTGTGATGTACTGCATTACATTAGTAACACTGCCGCCTGTTTCACCGCCACCAAATACACCTCTTGATTCATTGCTTAATCCTGCTGGTGTATCCTTATTAGCTGCTAAAAGGTCACCAAAATCTGTGGCGTTTCCTGTAGTATCTATAGAAATGTAATCCATTACATTAGAAGCAGTAGCGGCATGATTGTCAGAACCGCCTCCACTAAAAACACCACGACTACCATACCATACAGGTGGGCTATTATCACCACCTACAGCAACACCATTAAAGGTCACAGTTCCTGTGGCATTGGTGATAGAGTTTGTTTGGTGATTAAAAGTTAGTGCCATATTAGTCTCCTGACGAACCGACAACAGCTTTTCTAGCTGCCTGAAGGTCTCCGAAGTCCGTGGCATTTCCTGTCGATGCTATTGTTACATATTGAATAACATTAATGGGTGTAGTGTTTCCACCAGCCCAAATACCTCGCACAGCATTTGCACAAGAAGCTAAATCTATTGTAACAGCAGTAAGGTCACCAAAGTCAGTAGCGTTACCAGTAGTATCTATAGTTACATAGTCTATTATATTACTAGCACCACCAGAAGCGTAACCGCCACCAAACAATGCTCTAGTGCCATTTGAACAGCCTGCTGGAGTAGAGCCTCTGGCTACGGTTAGGTCACCGAAGTCTGTTGCATTACCTGTGGTGGATATTGTTATATAATCTATTACATTTGTTGTAGCATTTCCACCAGCAAATAGACCTCTTGTAAGCGAACCAGCAGCACCAATTTGTTTTTTAGTTACGGTACGGTCTCCAAAATCTGAAGCATTTCCTGTGGTAGCTATTGTTACATAATCTATTGTATTTGATGTTCCAGATGCCGCTATTCCAAGTGCTACAGCACCTCTAATACCGTTGGAGACTGCGGCACCGCCGTTTGATGTTGAAGTTAAATCTCCAAAATCAGTAACATTGCCGGTAGAAGCTACGGTTATATATTCTATTGTGTTATAAAGAGTACCAACGAAAATATTTGTATTTTTTCCTCCCGCAAATATTACCCTTTCCCCATTACCACAAGAAGCTAAAAAGGCTTTAGCAGCCGAAAGATTACCAAAGTCGGTGGCGTTGCCGGGAGTACCTATAGTTATATAGCCTATAGTATCTGATGGTGTGCCATTATTATCACCGCCAGCAAATAAACCCCGGTTTCCAATAAATGAAGCTGGAGTATTATCACCACCCGCAGCTACCCCGTTTATAGTAATTGGGCCTGTAGAATTAATTATATCATTTAATTGGTGATTGATTGTTAATGACATATTAGTCCCCCGCACATGCGGATAATTCTTCAAGAGCCGCTGCTAGGTCACCAAAGTCTGTGGCATTGCTTGGGCTATCTATAGTGATATAGTCTATTATGTCATATCTTACCGGCGGGAAAGCTGTACCACCCCCTCCGCCTATAACTCCTCTAGTACCACTTGAACATGCAGCTAAAGACTTGCGTGCTTGAGTTAAATCTCCGAAATCAGTAGCATTCCCTGTTGTTGCCATAGTTACATAGTCCATTATGTTAGTTGTTGCAGAACCACCACTGACGGCTCCTCCACAAAAAACGCCATATGTTGCATTAGAAAGACCAACACCTTGCTGTTTACTAACAGTCATGTCACCAAAATCTGAAGCATTGCCTGTGGTAGCTGTCGTTACATAATCTATTGCAGCGGTGGCTGGGTCATATCCACCAGCAAAAAGACCTCTTGTGTTACTAGCGCAAGCGTATTTGTAGGCATTTTCCGCCACTAAATCACCAAAGTCTGTAGCATTTCCTGTGGTAGAAATAGTTATATAGTCAATGATGTTAGATTTGCCACTGGAAGCACCTGCTCCTGCAAACAAACCCTTAATACCATCAGAACAGGTGGCTGGGAACCCTGCCTGATTGAGGTCACCAAAGTCTGTAGCATTTCCTGTAGTGGAAATAGTCACATAATCGATTTGATTTGCATAAGCGTTACCCCCAGCCCAAACACCCCGCTCACCATTGGAACAAGAGCCTGTAGGATGCCGAGTAACAGTGAGGTCACCAAAATCTGTAGTGTTGCCTGTATTAGCAATGGTTATATATCGTATTGCATTAGTTGCTGGATACGTTCCGCCACCGAACAAACCCCTGCCGCCAAACCATACAGGCGGAGTATTATCACCACCAACAGCCGTGCCGTTTAGCTTAACAATACCAACAGAATTGCTAATATCATTTGTCTGATGATTTATGGTAAGTGACATATACTTAACCTATACGGCAGACGAGCCATCCATATCAGATTGTGCCATCATCCATTTGTAACACTTGTCTAAGAAAGTATCACCTGAGAGGGCTTCAATGTCTGTTAGGTTTGCATGATAGCGTTTAAAGTCTACCTCACGAGTTCCATCAGTTGGTGATGCTGTAACGTAACCTGCTAGGTCAATCATTACTTGAAACTTTGGGTCTGACCCACTACGTTTACGAGAGATTGCTGCCGTTACAATACGGTAGTATGCGTTGTTAAATGCAATGCCGTACTGTGAGACGCCCTCTGCAATATTATTTTGAATTGCCATTTTATTTAATCTCCTTTAAGCCCAAATCACTTCTGTTGCTTGAATAACGCCAGTCCAAAAAATATCTGTCGAGGCTTGACCAGTAACAGTAACAGTAAGTGCGCCGTTGGTTGTGTCAGCCGACATTACCATACCCCAGCTTGGAGTATTATCAATAACAGTTGTTGCTGAATTAACTAGCACAGTTGTGCCAGCGGAACCCTCTTTGCGAAGTAATCCTTTAACCTCAAAAGCAGCGCAAGCAGTGCCTTGACTAGCCTTTTGACGGGCAACAATAGTGCCGTGAAAAGCGTAAGCAGCATTGTTAGGTATTAAAATTTGCTTTGTTCCACTAGGAGACTCATAACCCCCAGTTTGAAGGTTTGTTGCTGTTGCATTTGTTGTTCTCTGATGAATGTAAAATTCATTTTTCTGTGCGCCAGCTGCGCCAGCTTTTGCAGAAAAAGCCAAAGACCCTTCTGCTCTTGTCACAGCAATAATTCCAAAAGCACCAGCATTAGTATGTAAATTATCGCACTCTGTACCAACAGCTACGCCATAAGTTCCATTTAGTGTGTTATTAGCCCCAACACTAACGCCATACGCACCATTAAACGAACTAGTATTGTATCCAATAACGGTACAAGTATTTGCCGCCGAAATACTTATATTGCCAATACAAAGAGACCTATTACTTGATGCTTGTATGCTTCTTCCAATAGCAATAGAGTCATTTCCTGTTGCGCCTCTGCCTGTACTATCTACCCCGATTGCGATAGAATTGGACCCGCTAGAATATGTATCTTTGCCAATCGCAATTGATTCTTCATCTGTTGCCCGAGCATCACTGCCAATTGCAATTGACTCAGTCCCACTTGCAGTAGGGTTTGTGGCTCCTGTGGTTTCTGCTGCGTAAAGATCTGCACCGCCGGGAAGATTAGTTAGGGATGCACCACTAATTGCCGGAAGTGCGCCTGTAAGTTGTGAAGCTGCAATAGACTTGTTAGTAAGTGTGGCTGAAGAACTAGCTGTGATGGCTCCTATATCAGACAAAACTTCTGATGCAGAACGACCTTCTACAGCCGTTCCAGCGACTCTCAAGAAATCATCATCAGCTACTCCAGAAGTGAACTTAGGCACATTTGTATTAGATATGCCCGTGTCAAGAACTGCGGAAGTACCAAGACCTAATGAAGCTCGCGCTGTACCTTCGGTCTCTAGTACAAAGTTAGAACCATCACCTACAATGAAACCACCGTTAGTTACAGCCAACCCGGCTACATCTTGAAGTTGTGCGTCTAGTCTAGCATTGGCTACTGTTCCAGACCCCAAGTTGCTGGCGTTTAAAGCAGTTAAAGCACTTCCATTTGCGGCGACTACATTACCACTAGCGTCCAAGAAAGACATTTTTTCCGCAGGTAACGTGCAGAAAATAGTTCTTGTTCCAGACCCCCAGTTAACAGCGCTGTCACTGTTGCTGGACTGAAGTATCGTGGTTCTAGCTAAGGTCGTTCCAGAAGCTGTATATGTTCCAATACCTACTTCAAAGTCCACGCCATCGCTACACCCATAGTAGGTGGTGTTTCCGTTACCTACACTGGCAAAGGTTTCAAAACCAACCACTGCACCCGCTAAAGAGTATGTGCCGGTGCCAGCGGTGCTGGTCGTTTCTTTTACCCGATCTCTAAGAACAAGTGCCATCTTGGTTTACCCTCAGTACACGTTTCAGATTAGTTCAACTGAATGCTTAGATTGCCAGCGTTAATGCGGAAAATATCACCGGACGCGATTACTTTACTGGCATCAAGCGCACCAATAAAATAAATGTCCCCAGAACTAGATGCACTAGCGATAAAAACATGCGTGATTGTGTTGTTTGTTCCGCCAGAGGCCGGAAACTCAATCTGCGTTGTTGTAGCTATCTGAGCATCAGTAGACGCTGAGGGTACAGTCCATGTTGAGGCTGCTTTTTGCTGTCTAGCATAATTTGTAAAGGTAGCTTCTGTTACAGAGCCGCCTTCTGCACTACTTACCGCAGTTGCTAGGCCAACGTAAATATTATCGCCGGGTGTTGAAAAGGAACCTGCGTTATTTTTAAACAAGAGGTTAAGTATCTTATTTTCCAAAAAGGTGGTTGCTGCATTAGATGTTGCCATTGTCTTCTACTCCGTGGGTTAAGTGCGTGGCCTATCAGGTAGACCTCTCCTGTAGGCATCGCTATTCTCTCTAGCTTCTGCCAAATCCTTTAAGCGTTGTATTTCTTGTACGAATCTTTGCTCGTACAACTGCATTAGGTCCTGTTCACCCTTCATATAAGTATACGCTTCTACTAGAGAGCCGTAAAGTAGCGAGTTAGGGGCGTTCTCACTAAGCCATGTTGTGCCCGATTCCGCCCCCGCAGTAATACTAGCAGGGCGATAATAGTAATGTAATTCTACATCATACACTTGATTAGGGGTTGGGCTCAAAATAAAATTGTTTACGTCAAAAATGCCATAATACTTAGGTGCAGTGTTAGCTGAATTTACATACGCACTGTAAGTATCTGGATCTGCAACATGTGCTTGCAGTAGCGCTGGCGTAAAAACAGACTCAATGCGTGTTTTTGCAGTACCTGCTGGTAACGATTCCTCTCCAAATTTAGCCGCATCAAGTGCATCAGCCGCAGTAATACTTCCACTTTGGTTAAAGTCACCATTAGCAAAGCCATTTGTAACAGCATTTGCAACTGTACTTAAATTATTGGTAAGACCAACTGCAATTTCAAGTATTGCAGCCGTAACCGCACCCCAATTAACAACTAATATTCCCGCATCATTCGTGTACTGCTGAACAAAGTTAACGTCCTTGTTTAACAAGAAATTCTTAAAATTAGGTGAAGTGATTTGAAAGGAAAACGGAGCACGATAATCTGCCGGAACACTAATATAAGGATCTCCAACAGTTGTTTGAGAAGTTGCATTCTTACGAAATAGCTCTAGGTCAACTAACGTAAAAATTCGATCCTCTGCACCGCGAATAAACACAGGAAGATTATTTACAAAAGATGTCTCAGAATTTTCCGTAAAATCCTGAATCGCTGTTTTTAGCTGTGTGTATGTAAACGACATTTCACTTGCTCACTATGCTATTGTTATATTGCCAACCATAGCGTTATGGTTGGTGCACTGATATACCAGAGATGTATCGCTTGGATCATGCGGAACAATAAACTGTGTTAACCCAGTGGTAGAATTGTAGTTGTCTGTCACCCCTGTTGTAAAAGCAGAGCCGCCGCCGGATGTTCTGATCTGCAAAGGATGGCCACTTACATTAGCCGTGTTATCAATTAAGTATGTGTGGCCTTTGTAGAAGGTGAAGTTTGGGTTATCACCTGAAGTAGCGCCCGGACCAGTGAATGTGTACGCCGCGCTTTCTCTAATACCGGCAGTGTACTTTGTTACCGGCCCTGTGGCTTCATCATTCAACCTTATCCAGACACCACCATGAGCGAAATAGAGGCCACCTGTAGCGTGAACATGAGCAACAGCGCCGTGATATGTTGATGCGCTGGGCAAATCAGTCAAAGCGCCATAATAAAAAACAATCTTGTTAGCACCCGAGCTAACATCTAAAAGACCATTAGCATCTATAATATCCGTTAATACATTGGAACTATTTCCCAACGCACTGTAGATCTCGTTAAAATTGTCGTTTATCTTGTCCGCGCCTGCGCGAAGGGTATCACCCGTCCCATCATTTGCTGATGTTCCAATTCCTACTGCTTGTTTTGCCATTTAAGCCTCGTCAAAAGTCTTGCTTGCCGAATCGAATGTAACACTTATCGAATCAAAGGTCGATGCTGAAAGAAGTACACCAGTTGCAGTCATTGTAAACTGGGAAACAAGTTCTGCTCTTGTTGATGCCACACCAGCAGCGGCAGTTGCAACGCCGCCTCCGCCTCTTATGCCGCCAACGGTTGCTGTTTCGCCAGTAACTGTAATTGTATACGAATTGGCATCAACAACGGTGATTGTGTACCCAGCAGCTTTGTTCAAAACGGTTGTGGAAAAACCGTCAAATGCTTGTGTTTTACGGAAAACAACAACATTATATGTGCTGCGTCCATGAGATGGTTCAAACACAGTAATCACAGAAGAACCCACACTTCCTGACTGAAAGGGGTTCATTACTAAAAGAACCTGACCAGCTACCTCGGTGGCTGTGTCCGGTCTAGGTTGTAAAAGAGCCTGTGGATCCGGCCCTATCCTGCGTGGGTTTAGTTGTGGGTGTTTCTCTTCATACTCATCTGGTCCAACTTTAAGACCATTCCACTCAACCAACATCTCTGCAAGACGATACCGAAACCCGGAACGATCCGAAAGACCCCAAGCCTTTTTACCAGATGCGTGTCTTGCCATTAAATAACTCGAAGATATTGAATACTTGGCTGAAGTTTCAGCGGCACCCTGTCCTCGTCCTCATCTGCTGCACGTTGGAACTCTTCTTCGTACACCGACTTTAAAAGCTGAATTCTATCCGGGGCTTTCTTCATCGCGACGTAATAAGCTAGACCCGCAACCATACAGGGGTAGAACCGAAACGGTGCGTCTGTTGTGTTAATCAGAGTGTCAGCATCATCCATCCTCTGCACAAAATAATAAATTAAGGTGTCTGTAGAGCTATCTGGAGTAGGCCACAGCGTTACCTGTGGCAGTGTTTGACGATTATAAAAATACTGACTCGGTCGGCCTTCTGTTGTTTTTGCAGGGATTGTTAAGTAATCACCTCTAGACATTCGCGATAACTCAAAGTCTGTGCCACTGCGACGTATTACTACTTCCAACAAGTCCGCATAGTCTGATGTAAAGGTGTATGTAGCTGTTCCTGATGTCAGAGCCTGTGTGCCCTGCTTGACTGTCCACAAGTTAAGACCCCTGTTAGCCCAGTCAGCAAACATCAAGTTAAGAGAACGTCGGGCTGTTTTAAAATCATAACCAGTACGAGCCTCTAACCCACACCGCTCATACGCCTCTTCAATAATTTCAGCAACGTCTAGCTCGAAGTTTCTGGATCCTGAAAGAGCCATTATTTTTTCCTTCTTAAAGATTTTACTCTGCGTGGCCTACCCGCTGGCTGACCTAAGCGCTTCTTCTGCGATATTCTACTACGTTTTTCTGCTGCTGTCATTTCTTTGGATGTTTTGGGGGTCTTAGAAGAAACCCGCTTTGAGGGGCGGCAATATGGAGTACCCCGTTTTTCACCCTTGCGACGCCCACACGCTTTCCCCGTGGAAACATCTTTCCAGTCCTCTTTGAACCACCGTTTAAGGGCCGCTCCCTTTTTAGTCTTTCGTACTGCCATATCTCATCCATACTTACTGAATAACTGCAAACAAATAAACAAATAAACCGATAGAAATAACTATGATAGTAGCAACAAGAACAATTTGCTTCATCATTTCTTCAAATTCTCTGGACGCTTGTATCTTTCGCCTACGTTCTGCCGCCGCAGCCTCTTTTGCCTCTAGTATCCTTTTTTGTCGTTCTTCTAAAATATTCTTCCATGTATCCGGTCCGAAGCGCATATTCACCAGAGTAGCTACTTCTTGTAGCTTTTCCGCTGCTAACTTAGCGTCGATCATCTCACGAGCAACGGACTCTACACCAAACTGATCTGTCAGCCCAACGCCAGATTTTTTATTCCTAGCCTCGTTTACCTGCTTTTGACCTGTAAACAAAGCATCTATCTGACCCGCAATAGCTCCTACAT